GTAGGAGTAGGAGTAGTTTGAGCTCCTTTACCTTCTTCACCTTTAAGCTTTATATCGGCTATGTCTTCCTGGGTAATTGGTGCTACAGCAGGTTCACCAATTTCATCTCTAACTTCTTTGAATAAAGAAGCAAGTTCTGTATCTTCTTCTATTTTAATTTGCTGGTCTTCTTTTTGTTGTTTAATAGAAGAAGCTTCATATCTTTTAATAGTGGCTACTGCTGCTTTACCATAATTTGATTCAAGAGAAAGCGCCCTAATTAATCTTTTAGAACCTCTACCTCTGTTAATTGCCCAAATATAATTACCACCAGCTCGAGAAGTTGCTACATCGTCAGCTTTACTCATGGTTTTGCTAACAGTGTAGTTCATTACACGTTGACCTTCAGGAGCACTCGGATCTCTCTTACCTTCTACGGTGTATACGTATCCTTCTTTAAGAGGGTTAGTTTCAGCTAATTTTTGTGCAGCCTTAAATGCCTTAAGTTTCTTTGTTAAGTTATTCGCATGTGTTTCCATTTTTTGCTGAATAACTGCAATTTCTCTATCTCTTAATTGCTGTTCTCTAAGAGTCGGTTTACCGTATTTTTTATAAACATCTAAGATTTCTTGGCGATATGTATCTAATCCTTTCCATCGACTAGATATACCTCCAAGAGCTTCTACATCTACTTCAATTAAATCTTTATCAAGATTAGAATCCGCCTCCGCACTTAATCTTGCTTGTAATTTATTAAGCGCTATAGCCGCATTCAAATATAACTTATCTGCTTTTGTTTTGACATTTTTACGTTGTGCTTCTAATTCTTCAAGAGACATCTTTTTAGGATCAAGGGTCTCTTCTAAACTACCAAAAATGTCCCCTAATTTTTCTGCAGCATTTAATGTTCTATCTATATTTTTATCTAACCAAGCTAATACAGTCTTTTTACTTTCAGGACTAAATGTTCTTTTAGCCAGCCTTGTTAATTTCTCCCTAACCGACTCGTGTTTAGTTAGATCAATATCTTTTAATGTTTTATTTAATTCTTTTTCAGAAATCTCCGTATTGTCTTGTGGATCTCCTTTAAAGATAGCGTCTCTAGTTTCTGATTTAGTGGAAAAATCTTTATTCTCAAGGATTGTTTTTAATTTATTAAGATGTATTTCTGCATCTCTTATAATTTCTGCAGAAGCATCTCCAGATGCTGGAGCTTCTAATATTGCAATAAGTCTTTGTTGTTCTTCTATTGCTCGTTCTAAAATTACTGATGATCTACCCTCACTTTTGTGTTCGTTAATTTGATCTTCAACTATTTTTAATTGATCTTGGGTTTCCTTACTCGCTTCTGTATCCCCAAATATAACTGGATCAGTAGAAGCTAATTGTGCTTCTAATTCCGCTATGGCCTCTTTGATCTTAGCTTTGTTTCTTCCTCTACCACGGGGATCCATAATAAATTTAACCCCGCCTTTAGCAGTTCTATACGATAAACTGGTAGCCATCATACCCCCAGCAGCTCCAGGAGTAGCTACTGCTTCATGAAATGCTGCCCATTTAACTTTCTCAATATCAACTTTACCTGTTTGAGCGTATTGTTCTGCAATATCTGTAGCAGCTCCTTGTGAAGCTTCTGAGGCAAGTCCTCCAATAGGAGCAACTACTCCTCTGTGAACTACACTAGAGCTATAAGTTTTTACATTTTTATCTACCGCGCTTTTTACTTTTTTAACCCAAGCAAGCTGACCGCCAATCCCAGGAATTCTACCTATAGTTTTTACAAGAATTCCAGCACTTACTTTTTCAGCTACTAGTCCTGCAGCAGATGCCCATTTAAGTCTAGATAGTTCAGCTGAAGTAGGTTCTCTCCCTTCTCTGGTAATAAATTCATCAATAGCTTGTTGTGATCTACCTTTAGCTAAAGTAGCAAGAACAGCTAGTTGTACAGGAAGTCCTCCAGCTGTGAGGGCTACCATAAACCCTATACTAGCAATACCTTGTTCCATATATGTGCCAAGATCATTCGATACTGCATGCCACATAGCGGCACTGGTACCTTCATTCTTTGCAATAACCTCAGCAGCCGCCATAGCCCCTTGATAATCTGCGTCATTTACTGGAAACTTATCTCTATATGCCTCGGCTTCTTCATGAATAGCTTTTAATTGTGCTCTATTTCTAAGAGCTTCATTATGTAGTTTTCTAATAACTTTATATTTGGGAGCAGTTATAAATTTTTGTTGGATGTCGCTTAATTCTTCTGCTTTTTGAATAGCAGTATATTGTGCTATTTCTTCGTCACTAATATCTGTAGCAGGATCATTAAGTAAAACTTGGCTTCGTTTTAATCTGTTAAAATCAGCTACTTTTTCAATTAAAGTAATAGGTCCAGTAAAAGCAGAAGCACCCATTTCAGATGGAATTGCCCAACTCTGCATAAACATATTAAAGTAGTTACCTAGAGCACTATCAGGAGCTCCTTTAGCACGAGCTCTTGCATCTGCCGTTTGATAAGCTGAAAAAGATCTAGCGGTAACTTCATCTAAACCAGGTAATGTAACTCCATTAGGTAATGTTACTGACCATGAACCATTTTCATATTCAGATACTCGCCCATCTGTTCCTATAAGACCTGATTTAGGTGACATATAATCTGGAGGACGCAGTATTTGTGCCAAGTCAGGACTTGCCTCGACATTCCCAAGTATTCGAGCTAATTGAGTGGTTGGAGTTTGGTACCATTCAGAAGTAACATCTTTAGGAGCACCAGTTGATGGTCCTTGAGCATCGATTTGTGCGCCGTATATAAACCCATTAGTTTTAGGAGGATCTAAGGTTGGATCTTCTTTGCTCTCTTCTTTAACCTCTTCTTTAACTTGTTCTGTTGTATCTTTAACTTCTTCTTCTTCTTGTATATCAGGAGTTAGTGGTCTGCCAACTTTTTCAGGATGTATTAACGCATCTCGTTGGTATTCAGCTTTTAAACCTAAATTAGCTTGTTCTTGTTTAGTAAGGCTGGTGTCTTTTATTTCAGGAATAGAATCAGTTTTTTCAAGTTCTGCAGAAACTGTTTCTTCTGTTTCTTTAATTATTTCAGCATCAAGCATTTCAGGAACAACTTTTAATTCAACAGCGCTATCTATCATTTTAGAAGCTACTTTTCCAGGGGTAGCAAAATCTTCACGCTTTACTATTTTTTTATCTAATTCCCTAAATCGTCGTTCTCTTTCTTGAATTGCTTCCGCTCTTGCACGATCTTTACCAGGATCTCTAGTATCTAATTCTGGAGTACCAGCTGAAGTAAAATCTGATTGGGAAGGAATAATAGCTTCTAAAAGGCCATTAACATAGTCAATAGTTTCATCAGCATGTCTCCCAGTAACTTCAGGCAAAACTGCTGCAATTTGACTCCAATCTTTAATATTATCGCCAACTAGTTTTATTGCTTTACTAATATTACCCATTCCTGCGTTATAAGCTCCAGCAGCAATTTTCCAAGCTTCCGTTTCTGAAAAACCTTGTTTGATATACCTATCAAAACCTTGTCTTAGATATTTTGCAGAAGCATCTAAATTAGATTCAGGATTCCAAACAGAACCAGGTCTACCATCTTCATCTAAAGTAAGGCCCATATCTTTAGTTGCAGTATCTGGCATGAATTGACCAAGCCCCATAGCTCCTTTATCGGATTTTGCTTTAGGATCAAAAGAAGATTCTTGTTCGATTAATTTTTTAAATATAGCTGGAGGAACCTTATTTTCTACTGCTGCTTTATTAGCAAGTTCTACTAATGGTTCTTTTTGCACACCCAATAAATGAGTAGGCAGGAGCATTTCTGCTTCTGTAGGTGTTGATGATGGAAGGTCTACATCAGGAAGGGGTAATTCTGGTTTTTGAAATTTCTGTTTAGCTAACTTAAGAGCAATTTCTTTCTTCGTTTCTTGAAGCTTTAAAGAAGAATCTTCTTTTGAGGTTTGAAGCTTACCTGTAATAAGCTCTTTAGCTTCTTTTACATTTAAAGCAGGAGACTGACCATTAAGGCGTTCTTTTGCTTGTTCAAAAGTAATTGGAGGATAAGCATCTGCTGCAGTTTGTATAGCTTGAGCTGTATTAGCATCATTTTCACTAGCAGGTAGGTCTGAATAGTAGGGGTCATGCTGACCAGCGTATTTCTGTTGCTCTAATACTTTCTTTAAAGGGTATCTATGAGCGTCTAATTGTTCATCATGAGTTAGTACGCTATCTGGGTCGTATTCAAAATCTGAAGATAAGGCTGCTTTAATATCATCATATTGTCCCATAGTTCTATATCATTCATGGAAATTTATGGTTGGTTTAATTTTGCTTTGGCCTGTTTTGCTAACCAATCTTTGTGTTGCGGAGAACTAGTTACATATCCACTTGGGCTAGTACCAGTTAGATCTACTGCTCCTGCTTCTTGTGCAGCTGCAAGTTTGGCAGCTGCTGCTTTTTCATTATAAACTTTTACTTCAGCTTTTAGACTATTAATTAAATCTTGATTGCCTTCTCCATACGGAGATATACGTGCTGCTATTGCACTTAATGCTTCATTTGGTTTAACACCACTGACATCTCCAAATTTATTATATTCCGATATAGCAAAATCATCTTCATCAAAAATCCACCAATCTTTATCTATTTGAACTCCGGCGAGTATCTCATACATTGCTTGCTTATATGAGGTTATTGCTTCAGGATTAGTTCTTTGTAGTTTAGTCCAATTTGGAATATAACTTTTCCATTGTTTTACTGTTTTAGTAAGTACATCCCTTAATTTCTTTTGATCAAAGTTTGGATCTCCTTTTTGTTGATCAGTAAGTCTATCGTAAATTGTATCAAAAGCATAATCAGATAAACCACCCGCAAACTGCATTTCTGTTGCACGTTTTGATCTTAACGCATGGAACTCCTTTGCAGTTTCAAATTGGTATTGATCAGCCGCAGCTTTTAATTTTGGACCTAAAGCTCCTTCTGCAAACTTAACACTTAAGTTGCTTAGTTTAATTTTATCAACAACTGCTTTTTGAATAGTCCCTATATCTGCTAAAGGAAATTGATCGCTTAATTTTTTAACTTCTGCATCTATAAAAGCTCTTGCATTAGTTGGAGAATAATCTGAAATCCCTAAAGGCACTTTAACCATATCACCTGTTTCAGGATGGGGAACTTCTTTTTGAAACTTTGATTCAAATGATTGTACTGGTTTTAAATCATTTTGTGTGTAATCCGTTATTGCTCTGTTAGTCCATACTTTTAATATTTTCTTTCCGCCTTCTCCTAAATCATCTGGGTTATTTGCGTATTGTTGATTTAGTTTTCTTACTTGATGGGTAAACTCATTACTAGAATAACGTGTTCTGTTTTTCTTCATGTTATCAAATGCTGCAACAGTGTCACGAATAGTGCCGTCAAAACTTTCCTTAACTCTAACTTTTCTAGCTCTTAATCTTTCTACATCTTTTTCTGCCCTATTTTGATCTTCAAACCATTTTCGATCTTTAAATAACATACCAGCTTCGGTTCTTAAAACAGCATCTTTAGCTGATTTTAATAGTAAGGATTCATCTGCATGAGGGTGTATTGTTTTTAATCTACGAAATTCATCGTCAATTATAGTATTATATGTTGCTTGAGTGTATGACTCTGGATTTTCCATATCCACAACTTTACTAATAGAGTCCTGAGTAATTCCTGATTTAGCCATACGAGCATGTTCATTAGCACGATCTTTGAGTCGTCCATCTGAATCAACATAACCTGAATCTAAATGAAGACGTGCTTCTTCATTAAACTCTTTCGGCGTTTGTTGCCTAGGACTTCCGTCCTCATTTTTATAAGTTTTTGCAAATATTGCATCAACCCTGGCTGGTGATTGTGCTTTCTTTAGTTTCTTTGCTTGTTCAATTTTACTGATTGCTTCAGTTCGTTGTGCTCCTGCTTCTTTTCTTGTTCTTGGATCCCCAGTTGTATATTCCCAATCTTTTTGTGTTCTTACTTCTTGTTGATCTTGTATAGCTTGATCTTTTGTTGCAAACCCCAGTTCTGCTTTAGCTTTCTTTAGTTCGAATTTTTTGACGTCTCTTAATAGCTCTCTTTGGGTTATATCGTAGTCATTCTTTTCTTTTGTTATATTATGCGCTTCTTGCTGTATTAATTGATCAGCTACTGCTCTTTGTTCTGTAGCTTGTTTTTGTTTTAAATCACGCATTGAGGTTGCTACTCTACCTTTATCTGCCCAACTTAAATCCCCTCTTCCGCTCACTTGGTTATATATATCCATACGCTCTGTTTCATCTTCAGCGTTTAATAGTAATTCTTGAAGTGCTCCTTCCTGTTGAGCTGCCCTCTCTTGTTGTACTTTATCTATAATAGGGGTACGTTTACTCATACCGGAAACTTGTTGGGCGCTTCCTGCTTTTAATAAAGAAGCTACATCCCTAATATCGGGTGCTGCAACAGTGTCGTATTTTAATTTACTAGCATCATCAAGTAATCCCATGGATACTCTCCTATAAACTCTTCAAATTACGCAGGTAATGAATAGTTCTTATTTTTAAGATAACCAACTCTATCTGCTTCTCTTCCTTGTTTATCTAACCACAAATTTAAAAATTTTCTTTGCTGATTAACATTGTTCACTTGATCGTAGTATTCAGTATCTTTTCTTTCTACTTCACCTGCGTATGCATCTCTCTTAAAAGCTAATTGATCCCATCCTAATCTATTTTGTTCTTTACCTAGTTCAATTTCCTTCTGAGATGTATTCCAATCCATTATACCTTTACCGAAAGTTAGCCATTTATTCCAATCAGTTCCGGTTCCTTTTCCTTTTGTTTCTGTTTCTGTTTCATCATCATCATCACTACCACCACCAAACAGATTTTTTAGACCAGACCAGATACTATTTCCTCCACCTAAATTTGGTGGTACCTTCTTTTTTATGTTTTCTGCTACTGTTAATTCAGGAAAACTATACGGTCCTTGCTCAGGCATAGCTGGATCTTGATATGAGCCTTGTGAACCAGTACCCCATAGGCTGCCTGGTTTATTTTTCTTTTCCCATCTATATTTAGTCTTATTCCAAACTGCACCTGGAGTATTACTAGTTACTTCAGCCATGATTTATCTCCTTATTTGTAACCTTAACGGATTTTACCCTTATTTAGTATAATTGTCTATTATTCAAATTGCCATCCTAAAGATACTTTTTGATCATAATTTGGAGTTAATCCTATATAAGGAACATCATGATATGCATCATTTAAAGCATAAAATTTCTCGGCACCTATCTTTCCAACATTATTCTTTGATCTTAAATACCCATTAAGATATTCTGATGAAACTAATGGCTCAATTACCATGAAACTCTGTCTTCCAGCCATTTCTGCTTCTGTTTGATCATGGTATTTCTGGAATGCTTCTTGATCTCTTTCTAATAGATCCCTTTCAGCATGAACCTTATTCATATTAACTGTATTAATACCAGTCATTACTTCCATAGCTATCATAGCATAATCAAAAGCACTTAATGACTTAAAGCTTGTCATTCCGGTAAAATGAAAGCTTTTAGGAGTAGAAGTAAATTCTATGCTACTTCCTGGAGCTCCTCCTATTGCAGTACCTCCTGTAGGCCCATAACTGCCTGGTTGTACTGTACCCGGTGGCCCTTCTCCATAACTTACGTTACCCTCCCATGCAGACATAGCTACCATAGCTACTAAATTCAATATCATAGCTAACATTTCATTATCACCGGCTATTTCGGTAATAATGATCTGAATGATATATTGAACAACCATTCTCATCAGCATTCCAGGTAAAGCTGCCAGAAAAAGACTCCATGCTGTAGCGAATGCTCCAGCGCCTATAGCTGATAAAATTGGTCCTAATGTACCACCTGCTGCCCCTCCTGTCATAACCGTAATTACAACAATAACAACTATAATAATAATCATTACAAGAGCTTGCAGAAAACTCATACCAGCATGATGGATAACCTCATAATGAGCTATATAAATAGACACATGAGCCCCTGCTAGAAATAACTTGCTAACCTCTGTATTAGATAGATCTTTAATAAAATTATGAACAAATGGAACCATTAAATCATTTTTGTTCCCGAGGTTAAACTTAACCATGTTAAAACGTCCAGTAGCGCCATCAATAACTTTTAAGGCTCCAATTGGTGCAACTACTGTATAAGCATCTAATCCTGAAGGCTTAACGCAATAATAAGTCATTGATTGTCCTACGGTTGTTTCATCTGAAGCTGATTCGACTAGTCGTAATACGCCTGAACCGTTATTTTCATATACTAAATCACCAGTTAAATAAGTTAATGTACTAGCAGAACCATCCGCCTCTAATAGACTTGGAGAAGGATTATTATAAATCATACGTTCAGTTACCTGTAGCCAATCAGCTGCTTCAGTTGTAGTGATTCCAGGGTTTGGTACTCCATTGCCATCCAGAAAATCCTGTACTTCATCCAGATTATCTGCTTTGTAACCTACGTTATAGGTCCCTTTTCCAGAGGAAACATAATAGTTATATTTTAATAAACCATCGTCCCCAAATCTGGACATATCTGAATAATAAATGCCATTTTCAGTACTTCCACTATCTGCGTCAATATCTACTAATGAAGTATGTTCGTACGTAATATACGACCATTGAAATGCCGCTTTGTTATCATCTGTTGTAGTAAGTATATTGTTTTGTGGCTTATCATCTCCAACTGGCGAATTATTATAAGTACCTTGTGAAACGCCTTGTGAGGGGTATAAATTTTCAAACATGGTAAATAAATACGACAGTCCTGCCTGAGAGGTATCCCACATACGCACACCAAAATTTACATAGACATTATCTAAATCTCCCGGTGCAACGCCTGAATCATTTATAACTGCATCAAGAATTTCCTCGGCATCTAAATGAATTATGGACAATAAATCTTCAATTGCCGCTTGTTTAGTTGCACCAAAGGTAGTGTAGTTAGAATTACTTATTCTTAACGGAACAGCTGGAAGTGTTTGAAGAACAGAACCATCTTCGTCAATAGGTGTTTCTACAGTATCTAAATCGGTGTAAGTTCCGTCACCTACTTTATAGATAAATATATATTGTCTAGATGGATCAGAATCTCTGTAATAAAAGGAAACATAGTGTAATTCAGTAGGTTTACTAGGTGCTGTATACGGAAGGGTTATGGTTACTCCTGCAGAATTATATGCTTGAATGGTATAAGTATCTGGAACTGCATTATAAACAATTGTATTAAGATTAACTGCCCAGCGCATATCAGCTAATACGTCATCTGAGGGAGCTACTGCACTTGTTATAGCAATATCAAAGTGATTAAGTGACGGGGTGACATTAACTGTATCTGAAGCCGGGGTATACGGACCAGTAGTAACTTCACGGTATTCTGTACCTAATGCATTGGCTCCTACATCATATCCTTTATTTTCTTGAAGCCAATATTGAACCCAATCTTTCTTAGATAACGCTCTTAAATAAGACCCTTCAGGAGTACAAGGAACACCATTGAGAGTATTTAATGCAGCTGTTAATTCGGTATAATCTATAGTTAAAATATAGGATTCTACAGCAGGAAAATTTTCAAAATAATTCCCGTTATCTATAAACTGTAGGAATTCTCTAACATTTCCTTTAAGACTACGAAATACAGTGTGATAAATAAGATTACTAGCAACGTCTCTTTCTTCTAGAACACTTCGAATAACTGATTGTAGGAGGGGATTTTTATTATCTACATCATCAAATAGCGGAACATTGTGAACTTCATAATATTCAATAATCTGTGTACTACCACTATCCCAGCCGAGAAGTATCATAATCAGCTGTACAACCATTTCAACTACTTGGATAACAGCCTCAACTATTGATACAATAACATCTATTATTGCTGAAAAAATATCACCGATAAACCCCATTACGCCTCCTATCCGGTAGGTTCGGCGTTAGCTATATGGTCATTTATGTTATCTGTACCAGTGGCATTAATGGCGGTTACTTGTGTAGCTGGTACACCTGCTGTAGAGATATTAATACTCCAAGCATCTAAGATAGTTTTAAGATATTTCTGATCGGCATTCCATTTAAATCCTTTGGCTTGCTCAACCGATAGAGCAGCCGCTGCTCCCATAATACTAGTTGCAGAAGGAGCTATTTTAGTAGATTTATCCGTCTGAGCAAATTCAGTTACTTCTTTTTGAAATAACAATGACTCCTCAGCATTGCCTTTTTGAACTCCTATTGTAAAAGCAACAGCTTGTTGAATAGTAGCTTGCATTACTGTTAAGTATACTGTTGCATAATCACTACCAGTAATCCGACCTAAATTAAACTGGGCAGCCATGTGAGCATTAACAGTTTCCATCATATCATCGAATATACCAGTACCAGTTACTACGTTATCGGCGTCTGTAGCAACACCAGCAGTTAAATTAGCAATACTAATAGCCATATTAAGCTCCTACGTTAAAGCCTGCAGCTTGTTGTGATGCTGCAAGAGCATCCATTTCTTGTTTAGTAAGAGGTGGCAAAACTCGTACGTTAAATTTCTTAGTTAAATACGGTTCTAAAACTTTCTCACCATTAGGAGTAGTAATAGTTTTAAATTTTTGCATTTCGGCATTTTCGATTTGATCAATGATAATTTTTGGAACATGCCACCCTTCTTCGTTATTAAAAGGTACAAATTTTTTGATCATACGCCCGTTATTAATTTTTGACGAACCTACAGTAAAAATGAGGCCAGGATATGAAGTCATATTTGGGTCATTAGGAGTAACTACTACACGACTAAGTTTCATAGCTTTTTGATCTGGAGTTTCTATTTGAGCTTTTGTCGCTGCTTCAATGGCAGCTTTGCTGGCTCCTGGTAATCCACCTTCATAAGGTCTATCTTCAATAGTTACAGCTTCTTCTTCAGAAATAATATTCTCATATTTGCCATTACGAACGTCTTCTAAAGTAGACGCAAGTTTTTTTGATCCTGTTTTATGATGTAATGTAACTCCATTATCTTCCAATTCTTGCTTCATTTCGCTATCTGTCATTTTATTAATTGGGGTTGCCAATTCTGAATCCATATTTAAACCTCCTAAATATTTATAAAAATCCCCCCTCCCTCTCCCTCCCCTGCGGGTAGGGAGAGGTCGGAGGATAGTAAAACCACACTTCTTAAGCTGCTACTTTACACGTCCAAATAATACCAAGACGTTCTGGGCGAAGTGCCATAAATCCATAATACCATTTGATAGAGTAAAACCCAGTCTCACCATATGGATCATTTAGATCAGCAATTTCTTTGCCCGGTTTCTTATGATTAATGGAAAATTTAACGCTTTTTCCATCAGTTTGGAAACCAATAGTAGTGAAAGCACCATCACCAACAACTAACATTGGGTAGATGTCTACACCATTATCGCCTGTACCAGCAGTTGATCCATTTTCGGCACCTTCATTCTCGCCGTACTGCATTTCTGGAACAACAACGATGCGGAACTGATCAACAGATCCAATTTCGCCATTCATGACATTACCAGCATCAGCATACTTTTCAACAGATACGAAAGCAGGCTGGCTGTGTAAATCAACCATAGCTCTTAAAACTGGAATTAGATCAGAACCTACATACATGATACGACCACCATTAACGGTTTTAGTATCAATCATACGAGAACCACTAATAACCTTTGTTTGCTTAGGAGTCTTATTATCATCCAAAGCAATAGAAAGATTCATAAGGTCAGTGTAAGTAACAACTTCATCAGTTGTTAACTTAGTAGTTCCACCTGCAAAATAAGCTGTACCGTTCGCAGTTGCGTTAGTAATAAGATCTGCCTGAAGCTCCGCTTCAGTCAGCTCGTTAGCACCAACAAGAGCTTCCTCAGTAATATGGGATAACAATTCAGAATCTGTATCGAAATCCATTGATTCCTGAGTGTACTCAGTGAAGAAACCTCGTTTAAGGAGGTCAGCTTCAATTTGCGTACGAGTAAAACCTACTCGGTTAACTCGACCACCGTTCTCACGGAGAGTCGGGATTTTAGATTTAATTGTTCCAGTATCTTTAGAGGAACCATAAAGGTTACCACCATTCTCTGCAACTTCTCCACCAGCACCAGCCGCAGTAACAGCATCTGCACGGTTAGCTTCAGTAGAAGATTGCAATACACCGGAAGAATTCCAAGCAGACCATGTACCGTTTGTTAGTGCGGTACCAGCAGCATTTATGCCTTGATCCGATACATTAAGTGCATCTAGTAACGGAACATAAACGTCCTGTTTGATCTTTTTACCCATATTCTTAGGCATAGCACGTACATCTGCCAAAGGCATGAAATACTGTCTATCCCGAACAGAAATAAGGGCTTTTTTAAAATAATAATCAGTACGTGCTTGAGTAGTACTGATATCCGAGGCTGTGCCGCCTGCCGGATCATTATATTGATGAGCCATTGTCTTGTCCTAGTTAATAGTGATTAATTACCGACCAGCATACTTCTTCATAAATTCCTCATCTGATAAACCTAAAAAGTCATCATCAGTTTTAGATTTTTGTGTAGTAGCTTGCTTAATCGGTGCTACTGCTTTTCGTTTTTTATTACGATCAGCATTAGCTTGTTGATTTACTTCAGATTTACTTGATACGTTGGATGCTTCACTAGACGCACCAGGCTTCTTATCAACAAGAACACCTTCTTTAAACAGTTGCTCACTAATGTTTCTATACGCATCTACATCAGGAACGCCCACTAATTTACCTAAAGCTTTGTCCTGTTGCAGTTTCGCATTAACTTT